TGGTCGCCGCGGTCGCCGGGAAGACGCCCGATCCGACCGGCGGTGCTACCCACTACTACGCGCCGGCTGCGGTGGCGACTCCGTCCTGGACGACGGGGGCGACCCCCTGCGGCCAGTTCGGGAGCCAGCTGTTCTTCAAGGGTGTGGCGTGATGGCGAACGAAGTCTTCAGCGTCAGCCTCGTCGGCGATCGTGAGCTCATCGCCAAGGTTCAACGCTTACCGGAGCAGGTGCTAGTTGCGCTCAAGGCAAAGGTTCAGACGCTGGCACTTCTTCTCCAGCGCAAGGTTCAAGTGGAGCATCTTTCGGGTCCGACGGGGCCGCACACGTTGAGCGTTGGTCCGAACACGGCGGACCACACCGGCGGGCAGCTGCGGCGCTCGGTGTTTCAGACGGTCACCTCCACCGCCAGCTCAGTCACCGGCAAGGTGGCGTTCTCGGCGGACGTGCCGTACGCGGCCATCCACGAGTTTGGCGGCACGATCAACATCCCCGAGATTGTGCCGACCAAGGCCAAGGCGCTGCACTTCATGATGGGCGGCAAGGACGTGTTTGTCAAGCGTGTCAAGGCGCACACGGTGACCATCCCGGAGCGCGCACCGCTGCGCACCGCGTTCGCGGAGATGCTGCCGGAGATCGAGGCCGGCATGCGCGAGGCCCTGGCCGAGGGCGTGAAGAATGCTTAACACGACGCGCGAGCAGATCAGCCAAGCGCTGTTCAACCTGCTGACGGCGCCGGTGGCGGTGACGGGCAACTCGCATTCGAGCACCCTCATCGACGGGCTCGCTAACACCGTCGGCCTGGTGCCGGGGACCATCTTCACAGGACCGGGCGTGCAGACGCCGACTACGCTGCTGACGGTAGCGGCGACCTCGGTGACGCTGAGCCAGCCGACGACGACGAGCGTGGCGGGCGGATTGTTTCAGGTTCAACCCTTCCGCTACGCCTCGCGCCAGGTCAAGCTGTGGACGGACGTACCGCAAGATCAGCGCCCGGCGCTGTTCCTGGGCGAGCACGGCGAGGAGCAGGTGCGCGAGGGACGCGAGCCGCTGCCGATCACGACTCTTGATTACGCGGTCTACATCTACACCTGGGCCAAGAACCTGGACCCGTCGGTGCCACCGGTATCGCTGCTCAACCCGCTGCTGGACCTGATCGACAGCCTCATGGCGTCGCACCCGGTGACCGGCAACCCGCAGAATCTCGGCGGGCTGGTCGATCGAGTCTGGCAGGAGGGCCGCGTCATCAAGGAACCGGGCGATCTCGACGGGGACGGGCTCGCCATCGTACCGCTCAAGGTTCTTGTCCCCGCAGTTCTTTAACCCGCTCACGAGGAGCAACCTAAAATGACGATGTTTTCTTTCGGCTCCGGCACGCTCGTCGCGAAGCGGACCGACCTCGCCAACCAGCCCGTAGCCCTACTGGCGGTCACCCAGGACTGGTCCATCGACATCGACCAGGAGCTGATCAAGCTCGTCGGTCAGAGCAAGTTCCCGGTTGACATCGCGCCCGGCGAGAACAAGATCGCTGGCAAGATCAAGTTCGCTCGCGTGCAGGCCACCACGATCAGCAACATGATCCTGGCGCAGACCGTAACGCCGGCCTCGGGCTTTCAGCTGACGGGGCCGGAGAACCACTCCGCCATCGCAGCGACGACCTTCACCGTGACCAACGGTGCGACCTTCACCGAGGATTGTGGCGTCTTCTACCACGGCACCGGCATCGCGCTGGCTCCCGTCACCGCGGCGCCGACGGCCGGTCAGTACATCGCCGGCGTCGCTGGCACCGGTACCTATACCATCAACTCGGCAGACGAGTCAGTCAGCGGCGGTCTTGACCTATTCTACACCAACACGTTGACGACCGAGAACCAGATCACCATTACCAATCCGCTGATGGGTACGGGGTCGATCTTCAAGCTGATCGGCACGGTGCCCTACAAGGTGCAGAACGTTCAGAAGCAGTTCAGCATCCAGCTCAACGCGGCGCGCTGCAGCAAGATGCCGTTCGCCTTCGGCAACAAGAAGTACATGATCCCCGAGATGGACTACGAGGCGTTCGCCGATGCCTCGAACACCATCGGAACCTTCAGCATCACGGAGTAACCCTTTGACCGAGCCCAACGCGAACGTGATCCCTCCGTTCGAGACTATCACCATTGGCGAGCCGCCCAGGGAGTGGCCCGTGCCGCTCCTGGCGCCGAGGCAGAACCGCATTGTCGTGCCCAAGATGCTCAAGGTGTTTCAGGGTATCGCCTTCATGCTGCCGAAGGATTGGAAGCCCGGCGACAACTTGGACGCAGCGTCGCTCGCCTCGTTCAACCTGACGACCGAGCTCTACGACGACCTGATCGACATCGTTTGGATGGCGCTGACGCGGGCGCACCCCAAGCTGACGCGCGACGAGGTCCTCGACATGCCGACCGGCACCGCGGCCCTCGTGGCGACGCTGCCGACGATCATGCGGCAGACCGGGCAGCTCAAGCCGGCGGCGGCCGGGGTGGGGGAAGCGACGGCGGAGAGCCACCAGACTGGGACAAGCTGATCGCCCTGGTTCTCCGCAACTACGGCGGCCGATGGGAGTGGTGGGAGGACGATCTCACAGTTCCGCGGTTCGAGGCCCTGATGGCGAGCCTAGACGAGTGGCCGCCGCTGTACATCTCGGTTTCCTCCTACCTGGGGATCAAGCCGAAAGAGCAAGTGCTAGGCATCGACGAGTTCATCACGATGATGTCGGGCGGCGACCTGTTCAAGATGGTTTAAGGAGACGTTCTATATGCTAAAGCTTTGGGCGGTCCTCCTCGGTATAGCGCTCTGGTCGATCGCAGCGCAGGCGCAGGCGCAGACGGCCACGCTCAGCTTTCCGCCGTGCCCGGCCCCGAACTATTACAGCTCGGCGGACGGTAAGACGTTCACCTGTACGGTCGCACCCGTCGTCACCGGAGGTCCGACCTATACTCCAGGGTCGGGCATTTCGATCTCGTCCGCGAACGTCATCTCGACGACCTTTCCGGTGACCACCCTGGCCAGCGCGCGCCCGGTCGCTCCGGGCGACGGCACCCACACCCTGTCCTACAACAGCACCGCGCCCGGCGCGTTCGCGCTACCGGCCGCGGGGACCGTGGCCAATGGCTGGGCGGTGTGCTTCTACGTACGTGGATCCGGCGCGATCACGCTCTCGGTATCGACCGGCGTCGCGGTCTACGGCGGGCCAATCGTCCTTACCCAAAGACAGTTCGAGTGCGCGCAAGCCGACGACGCGGGCGGCTGGCTGCTAAGCGGCGGCTCGGCGGTCATCCCGAACCCCAACCCCTTCCAGTAGGAGAGACCGCGATGCTGCGCCTTCTTCGAGTACTTGCCGTCGCGCTGGCGTTGCTAGCGCCGGCCGCGGTCTTCAGCGCCGAGCCGACGGGTCAGTCGACCCTCGCGGTCACCACCACCAGCTCGGTCACTACGCTGACGCAGCCCACCTCCACGACCGTCACGGTCATCAACTCGGGCAGCAACACGGCGTACGTGGCCTTCGGCAACAGCAACTCTGTGAAGGCGACGACCGGCAGCCTGCTGCAGGTGCCGCCGGGCTGGTCGGTGCCGTTCTTTACCGGGGGCGCCGCCTACATGGCGGCCGTCACCGTCAGCAGCACCACCTCGCTGACGGCCACGTCCAACTTCGGCTTCACCGGGACGCCGACGGGGCAGACCGGGTTCCAGGCCACCAGCGCCTCCTCGGCGGTCAGCATGGGGTCCAACGGACCCATCGCGGTCGTCACCAACCTGGACACGTCCAACACCGCCTACGTGAACTTCGGCGGCTCGGGGGTGGCGGCGACGACCGCCAACTACGCCGTGCCGGCGGCCTCTTCGGTCCCCCTGTACTCGGGCTCCGCCGCATATGTCGCGGCGATCACCGCCTCCGGCACAGCCAACCTTCTGATCGCTACCGGTCCGAACATGACGCGTCCGCCGGGCTTCTTCCCGGCGCCGGCCGCGGGCAGCGGCAGCGTGACCTCGATCGCGCCCAACGTAGACGGATGTACTACGACCTTGCCGAACCCGATCACGGGTAGCGGCACCATCGACGTGACCGTCCCCCTTCCGGCTGCGTGCGGCGGTACGGGGGCAACTACGCTGGGGGCCAACGGCGTGGTCATCGCCCATGGTTCGAGCCCCCACACGGCGACCACGGCGGGCACCACGGGCCAGGTGCTGACCAGCAACGGTCCGGGGGTGGATCCGACTTTCCAGGCCTCCACGGGCGGCGTTACTTCGTTCAACACGCGGGGCGGC